TTTTTTGTAGCTCCTCTATTAAACAGTTTATCATCTACTTGATGACAAAAATATATTTGAAAATCAATATTTTTATTCTTAAGATATTTTCCTACCTTAGGAATAAATTCATGCATATGTAACTCTCTATTTCTATAAGGGACACATACTCCTAGTTTCATAATTCTACGTTTAAATGTATATACTTATTAACTGTACTTCTCTTATTCAATTTAAAATCTAATGAATTAATACCGTCTTTTTCTATATCATGAAATCCTTTTGAAACTTCATTATGATATTTTAACTGGTTCCATCTTGTCATTTTATCTTTCCAATTTCCATCTGTAAACCCATTATTGTTGTGTACTAAATGTTTTATTTTACTACTTCTTCTATAAGGAATATATTGAATATCTCTCAGTTTATTATTACTTTTAATTATTTCACAGTTAAAAATACGACCTAAATTACTGTTACCAGAAAGGTCTATAGTTTTATAATCTTTTACAAACTTAGTATCGTAGTAAGTAGTTAAAAAGTGTGCATCTGAATAGTCTTCAAATTCTTGAGATAGACTATAATGTTTATTTTCGAATATACTATTTAACTGTTTCTTATTTAAATAACTTTTATAAAAAGCAATATTATTAATAGTTCCCTTAAAAAACGATTCAGTACCTTTACTACTTCCTATATAAGCTTTAGATTCTTCATTATAGTTTAAAAAACTATGAGGCACCTCTATCTTACCTACTAATTTATTATTAAGGTAAAAATATATTAACTGTTGCTGTTTACTATAAGTGACAAAAAGTTTAGTTGGTAAATTCCTAATATTACTAATATCTGAGAATATTTGGTGATAGTTATTCAATGAATCAAAGAACTCTAATTTATACCTATTAAAAGAAGTGTACGAAATAGAGAAATCGAATCCTGGTATAGAAAATAAACTAAACTTATCAGAATCAGATCTATGGTTAAAGAAATTCTTTTCAGGTACAAATTCTAATATAATAGAAAATGAATCCTTTATATTAATAGGATTTAACATCTCTATATAAGCATTAGCTCCGTTAAATTTCAAATCTGTACGAGGTGGAATACTAACTTCTTTTTTAATTGTGTTAAGTTTAAGATTATTCATTATACACCTATGCATTAGATCATCATCTTCAAATCCCCATCCCCAATAATTGTTTGAAAATCCATTGATTCTCTCAAAATCAGGGGTAGGAAATAAAGTAATACCTCCAAAATACTCTTCGAAAGGTAATAAATCTGTTGCTAAATGTACTGGGTAGTCTATTCCTCCATAATTTACATCTATAGGAAGCATGTCCACATCGTGAAACACAACGTAATCGCATCTTCTTCTTTGAGCTTCTGTAAACCCAATATTAAGTAATTTACCACGATTAAACGGTTTATCGTCATCCTGCTCTACTACTATAAGAAAATAATCATACTTCCTATTCTGTAAATACTGTTGAATAAAGGTTGTGAATTTATCTAACTGCTCCTGCCTATCTCTGTAAGGAACTATGATAGCTAATCTTTCCACACTTACTCTCCTTTTCCAACATACTTCTCGTAATACTCAGTCAAATACCATTGCGCTCTTTCACTCCACTCAGTCTTATCGATGTCTTCGAACCAATAAGCTAGGGCGTCAACAGAGGCAGCGATCTTTTCTAATGCTTTCACTTTTCTTTCTTCAAGTGCTGATGCATCGTCTTTACTAGTTACTCTTGTAGCCATAATTTAAATTTTAATGATTAAACTTGTTAATTTACTCCAATTGCTATAATCGTTATAATTAATATAGTTAAAATTATTCAATTTTTCAACTAAATAATCATTTTTTTTTATATTAATTTTCCAATCGCAATCTTTAATTGCTTTATACATTTTCATGTATTCATCAGAATACGAATATTCTTGATTATTATCAGCAACTTCTTTTATACGTTTTATACAGGTACTATCCCACTTAAAATGGTGTACTTGAGTAAAACACTCTTCAACTGGGCATCTTTTAGGATGTCTTAAACCCCAGCTATTATTTCCATTCTCGAACAAAGCATAATGTTGTCCGGAAGTTATTTTTTGGTTTCCTTTAGCTAATGTTACTTTATTAGGACAAGCACCAGACATTGGATATCTAAAAAAACCTCCGTTAGGAAATGCTTTGTAAATATTAGTGTCTCTGTCAACTTTAGGAAAAGTACCATCTATACCTATTCTGTCTAAGAAACCTCCAGAAACAAACGAATAACCATTGTTATTACACTGTTTGATGATATATTCTAAATCAGTAGGGTAACATTGTAATTCATCGTCATCTGATATTATCCACCAATCGTTAGGTTTTGTAGCTCTGACTGTGTTATAAATGTCTGTAACTCTTTCCCAGTGGTACTTTTTATCTGTTACTACCCAAAAAGGTTTTATTCCTAGCTCTTCTACTTCTTCTAATATACCGTCATTAGGATCTTGTCTATAAACTACTACATACATCTTATCTACCATATTCTCGTAATGTTTGAGCATATGCGGTAAAATGTGAGTATTTCGTCCTACTACTGTAATTAAATTAAGCACGTTGTAATAAAGTTATTCCGGTTGAACTTGGTTTAGAAGGAAAGTTACCATTATTAAAAAAGTTAAACTGTTTCCACTCCTGTCCTATTTCTTTTATAAATTTAGGTGGTCCATCGAAAAATTCATAATATTCTTTTTCATCTTCTGTAATTATTAATTCTTTTTGGAATTTTTCATCTGAGTCGTGAATAGAGATCATTCCGTTAGGGGTTAAAAGTTTACTATATAATTCAAAATCGTTTTTTACATCTTCATATGAATGGCCTGCGTCAATATGTAAAAAATCTATCTTTATATCTTGTTTTACAAAATAATTATAGTATGCGTTTTCAGTTGTCTCTTTTATATACCTTGGTGCAAATTGATACCTAAAAAATGTATTATCATCATCATAATTTATCTTACCACCTACTCCATTGGCTGCATCAACTAAATAAGTTACTCCTATATCTCCATGGTTATAGTCAATGCTTCCTTCGAATATACCTTGTGCATGTAAATCTAATCTTGCTTGAGTCATAATACGTGGAATGTATCCTCCACCTGAGCCTAAGCAAACACAGGTTTTATACCTCATTAACTGCACAATTGTATATATTAGTAAACCATCTCCTAAGTCATAATCAGTTGCTCCATGGGTCCATCTATACTTTACAGGATTAAACTTTTTTAACTCTTTGCCGTTGAGGTCTTTATCTAACTCAACATCATTCGTTATGAACTGTCTTATATACTCTTTGTCTAAAATACTCATTATAATCTTTTAATTTTAGATAAATCTAATATAGGAAAATTTAAGCAATTTTCCAAATGTTTTATTTCTTTTTTATAATTAAACCCTTTAACGTTATCTACTATCCAACTTTTTTCAGGTCCATAATGCTTTAAGTATCTTCCTGATTCATTTAAAGTCCATATACCTTTATTATTATTTTCTCCCCAATCCCAATCCTTACAAACCCAATTAGTAGAAATTAAGCTTTCGTACTCTACTTTACCTTTATCTAATAAATGTTTTAGTAGAAGTTGTTCAGCAAATATTAAATACTGGGAGTGAGGTACATTCATGGAAGTAAATTCTTCCATTAATTTTAAACTTAAATTAGCATATTCTTGAGTAAATTTATAGTCAGGTAGTTGAAGTAAACTTACATTTACTGCGTCAGTTTGCCATCTTGGTCTATAACTCAACTGTTTGACATATTTATCTAGACTAGTAGGGTAATAACCATTACCTATTTCATGGTGATGAAAATATACTTTATCTTTCTCTAAAAATTGTTTAATTGGAAAAAATATAAGTAAGTCATTATCAATGATAGTTACCGGTTCTTTTTGGTATGATAATGCTTCTAATTTACCAGAAGCCCAAAATACTCTTTTATCAATATTCTTTTTACTTTTTAATAGTTTTATTTCATTCCAAAAGCATTCAACTTTTAAATCTACTAAAAACTCTTTAGTTAGAGAATCACAATATAGCATACAGTAATCATCTGGATAGAATTTTTTCCATAGCTTTACCGAGCATAAAAGCAAAAGTGTGTGGAATCTACTGTAAAAGTCTTTACGTTCTCTTATATTATCTAAAACCCAAATTATTTTCATAACGTTTAAAACTACTTATTAAGTAAAGTAAGCAAAATAAGTTTCATGATCTGCGCCAGCTCCGTCTGTAATAGTTAGTGTAGCATTAGTACTTATAGAAGCACCGCTACCACTAGCTCCTGTTCTCCATGAATCAAATGTAGAAGGGTAAGAAGGTGTAGCAACACATGTTATTGATGTGGCTGTAATGTTTAAATTTTTAACTGTAATATTATTAGATGAACCAGCAGTATACGGAGCAGTTATTTCTACATTACCTCCTGGGCCTGATACTATAGAACCATAGAACACACTACTACCGGTTAAGCTAGTAACTTGTACATTAGATCCTGAAAAGCTTTGGGAAGGATGGTAATCGCTAAATGCTGAAGATGCAGATATATTAGTTGCCGCCGGGTTAGATGCTATCGCATTGGACCAAGACGGAAACGTACTATAACTTATATCTCCTGTACCGTAGGTAAATCTAGCCATTGTTTACTTTACTGTTTCAATTTTATCTTTTGGTACTATATCTATTAAGTGTTCATACAATCGTCTATAACAATAACCATATATATCATCAAACGCTTTTGTATCTATTACACTCTTAACTTCTTTATAAGTACCAGTTTCTACTTTCTTTTCTTTTATTATCTTTCTATGCTTTACTACTTCGTCTCCATTTTCATCGAAACTAATGTAAGGCACTTCTTCGGTTACTTCCTGCATCTCGAAAATTGGTATTTCTATTTCTCTTTCTTCTGCAACATTCACTTTTAGATAATGTTTAAATTCTACTTCTTCTCCATCATAATCTGCCTGTTCATAATACATCATTTTATTCTGTACTAATCCCACCATTGGTCTAACCTCTTGTTCAAGATATACTCTATTATGTTTAATAGCGTGTTCTCTATCTATCCAGTAGGTTATTTGGAAACCTAATTCAGCTGTAACTTTATTAAAGGAAAATCCTTCAACTCTTAAATATAACTCTTGAGTCGGTCCTTGACTTGTCTCAAGATCTGCATTTATTATAAAACCCATAATGTAACTTATTTCTTTTTAATTTCTTCTATTTCATTCTTTAATTCTTTGATAGCGTTTACTAAAACAGGAACTAGTTTAGCATAGTCTACAGCAAGATGGGATTCGTCTCCGTTCAATCCATCTACCTCATTTACTAATTCAGGTATGACTTTTTGTACATCTTGAGCTATGAATCCTATATCATGCTTCTGATTTAAATGTTTTTTCCAATCAAACTCTTTTCCGTCTAATTTTAAAATATCACTTAAACCGTATTTAGTACTAACTATATTAGTTTTCAACTTTTCATCTGATGCTACTGTAGAAGAGAATGCAACTACATCAGCATTAGCATGAAAGGTTCCTCCATCAACAAATCTAAAGTCTTCGGTATTATCAATTGCAACTTTTATCATTGCATCAGTTCCGAAGTCAAAATACTCGTCGTTAGAGGCTGCTCCAACTTTTGCTACTCCTAAGATATTATTTGAATTTGCTTGTAAATCACCAGAAAGAAGAATTGATCCGGTAACAGAACTAAGGGATGCATGTGATCCCGAAGTAATCAGTTTTTTCCAATTCGGCATAATTTTTAGTTTTACGGTTGGTTACTCAATATTGAGAGCCCACTTCCCTCTCGGGCCAATAAAGCTTCTAATATAAATAGTACTAATAATATAATAAAAATAATGCTAAACTCCAAAAAAAAAGGCACCTAAGTGCCTCGTAATAAGTTTAAAATGTGTGCCTGCTTATACGTAGATGTAAATATCTCCGCTTTCTATTCTTATGTTTCCGTAATGATCTACTTGTGAACCTGTAGCTTCATTTTCAGAACCTGATATTACTCCTGCCATATAATAACCTGGTGTTGCAGTTGTTGATGTTGAAGCAACTCCGCTTGCTACAGCTACTCTGCCGTCATTACTATTAAATGCTCCATTCCAAAATAAAGAAGAACCGGAATATAAAGTTCCTTCTGATCCACCAAATACTAATCCTGAATTATCAGAAGCTGTATTAGAACCTGAATTAACTAATATAAACTTATCAGTTACAGTAAGGTTAGTAGTATTTACTGCTGAAGAGGTTCCGCTTACTTTTAAATCTCCGGATATAGTTGCATCTCCAGTAACTACTAAAGAGTTAGAAATATTTAATGATCCAGTTATACCTATACTGTATGGAGAGTTATATTGAGATCCAGTAATAGTAAATATATTAACTACCTCCCATGATCCTGTAGAACTAGGAGCTGTTGCATCTTTTAATACAAATAATTGATCAGTGCTTTGTTCGAAAGATAATAAACCTTCATATACATTAGCTGTAGATAAAGATAATCTTGAAGCACTAGATGCTACGGCAATCCTAGCATCTGCTGGTTCATTATTTGTTATACTAAATCCTCCTGGTAAAGTTATTGCCATAATCTATTAACTTAATACATATTCAATTGTTGTTCCACTACCACCTGCCTGTAAAGCAGTTGTTCTATAAACCTTATAATCTCCAACAGTAGACTTTGTAAACTGTCCTAATACTGCGAAACCACTTGTAGATATTCCACTTAAATCACTTCTTGAACCATCATAAACTATATAATGGTATTTATCTCCTGTCCATGTAATAGATACTGTATTACCAACTGGGTTTTCATCTCCTTTTACAATAGTACCTATATCCCCATTTAAAGAAGTATCCCAATTTCCTAAGTTTTCAAACTGCGCTTGTGTAAAGGCTGCAGTAGCAGAAGCTCCATGACGTAAACTTATTATTTTAGTAAACGTCGTAGTAGTAGTTTTAGATACAAATAGTTGAGGATCATTTTCACCTGTTGGTGATTTATATGATGATGATGCAAATAAAGTAAAGCTTGATGAACCTGTTAAAGCTCCAGTTATAGTAAGTGTACCAGGGTTAGTAGCAGGGGCAGAAGAAGCACTCATTATTAATGATACTTGCTCCCAATCATTTGAACTTCCATAAGACCCTGTAAAAGCTATAGACCCGGTTGCTCCTTGTTCTAATTTATTACTAGTGTCTCCTAATTGAATAGTAGCAGTATCTGATATAGAAGGATTCCCAGGATTAGTTTTAGATAAGGTAGCTGATACTGTATCACTATCTGTGAATATACTACCATCTAAAGGAGAACTTGCAGTATACTGAACTGAATAAGCATGAGATCCTGTTGTAGTTAAGTTAGCAGATAAAGATGTTCCACTTCCAGAAGATGCAGCTAATAATACTGAACCTGTAAATATAGATGCTGTTATAAAGTTATATCCTCCATTATTCCAAGTTGCATTTATAGTATAAGCATCACTTACTTTATTAAACCTATTTGTAGCAAATCCTGATTTAGCTAAAGCTAAACTTGTTGGTGCTGTAGGAGTACCAAAAACAAACTTTAACCTGTTACCTGTAAAAGATACAGCTACATCATTATCGAAATCAGCTACTTCAATGTGTTCTAATGAATGAGTAGTACTAGCAGATAAATAAGCTACTGGATTAAATGATGCTGAAGCTACAGACATTGAACTAGTCTGAGAATTAGATATAAACGACCCTGTATCAGCATCTTTAAGGAAAGACCCTGTCTGTGAGTTAGAAATTAAAGAAGATGTACTAGCATTAGTCAAATAAGAACTAGTAGCAGCCATTAAGGCAGTTACTTCTCCGTCTATAGAACCTGTAAAGGTATTAACTGATGCTGAGAATGTATTTAAGGCTCCTAAATCTGAAGACCCGCCGCCTCCTGATCCTGTATTTACAGTAACATTAAAGGTAGTACTATCTCCTTTAGTAAAGGTAATAGTATTATTAGTAGCACTAGCAGTACTAATTAAAGAACCGGTTGATGCTTGAGCTGTGCTTACAGCCGAGCCATTTACTAATATAGAACCACTAACTTTAAGCGAACCGGTTAAGTTTGCATGAGTTGATAAGTCCTTACTAAGCTGTTTCCATTTAATTAACGCCATTATGCATTTACTTTACCAGTTAACATATATTCATCTGTAGAATCTATATCGTAATTTAGACTACTACTAAAAGTTACTACTATATTTACTCCGCTTCCTGTTACACTATGTACTGCGTCGTTTTCAATAGCTACTCCATTTATAAATATGGTGAAATCTCCTGTACTTTGAGTAGGAAATCCATCAGGGACAGTAGCTAGTGAAGTTGATACCCAGGTAAGTGAGGCAGAAACAGAAGCTGATCCTGTTACTACGTTTACTGTCTTAACTGTGCTTGTAATTGCATTATTTAAAACTGTATAAGCTTTTTGTTCACTATTCATTGCTTCTTCTATTGTTTGTTGTATAAATTTTCCTCCATCGACAGCTTGATCATAAAATCTAAGGCCTCTAGAACTAACTCTTGTTGTGGAATATCTAGGCATATTATATATTATTTATATCTTTAACTGTTTCAACTCCAAAAACGACTGATGACTTACTAAAGTATTTGCTAACACCTTGAGGTAAGGTATTAAAGCTATCAGGAACTATATGACCTAATAGGTTTATTTGAAATTCAGTCTTTACTGTTCTATCACTACCTTGTGCTATTTCAGTACTTGTAGTATAGTTATTAATCATTGCTCTAAATTTAAACTTTTCAGGGTCTCCCCAGTAAGAGTCAGAAGCATAATTAATAGATTCTACTATTTTATTCATTTGCTCTATATATTCTGTAAAAATAACACAAGAGTAAACCAAGTTTACATAATCTGGTACTACTACTCCTTGATATTCCTTTACTATATTTCTGTTATTAAGTAAAGAGAACCTATCATATCTATTTTTACTAGAATATTTCTTTTCAAAAACTCCGAAATTATTAGGATTATTAGCATCCATCTTATTTCCTAAGCTTCTATTTTTTTCTATACTATCTCTTTTTACTATAATTAGAGGTAGTTGTATTTTTCCATGCCTGTCTCTTATAAAGCCGTTCTTTTGAACTGCTGCCCATCTTTCAGGAGAACCATATAATACAGGTACGTTCTTTTTTTTACTATTTTGCATAACAGAAGGTTTTATTACTTCTTTGAAATAGTAAAATATAGCTTCATCAATATCTCTTAACCCAACAGAGAACTTTTTAACATCATCATTCTTTACAGAACGTTGAAGTTCTCTCTTTTTTAAGTTATTCGCAGGAGCTACTGAACCGCTATAGTTTTCTACACCATAAGGTTTAATAGTCTTTCTTGATAACTCCTCTTGAGAAGGTGGATTAATATTTGTATCGGGCATACTTTAGTTTATTAATTATAAATAAGCAGTTCCTTCAAAATCAATACCTGTTGATTCTCTTTTTGTCATATGAGTATCACAGATGATAGAAATAGATGAACCAAACTTATTTCCGTATGATGTTAAATTGTAACTCTTATCTCTTCCTAGCATTAATTGATTTTCTCTTACAGTATCTACTATATAGTAATCTTCTTGCCAATTAATTATATCTCCTACTTCAGGAACTACACTTATATCTTCTAAATCAGGTCTTAAAAATGCAAAAGATGCTTCTCTCTGTAGGTCTGGTAAGGTAAAGTCATCAATACTTACTACTTGATCCCCTCTTGTTATTAAACAATTAAGTTTAGCTGGCACAAAATAGCTTTTTGTAAGTGCTTCTCCATATATATTAGCATCAGTCTCTTCTAAATTAAGTTTATAGAATAATATCTCTTGTTCTACAATATCTTTAAGTAGTTCTCTATTTACTTTTACTAATAATTCAAAATCTCTATTACTTCCAAATAACATTACTTCTCTTCTATAGTATTATCTGCTATTTCCATAGCACTTATAAATTCATACTTATTTAATGCATTAGTTTTAAAAGCTTCAAATGCTTCAGCTGATTCTTTCTGTGATATTAACTTTACTTTAAGTGTTTCTCTATTATCTCCATCACCTGAGGCTGTAGTTACTGTTGTTACACCTGGTAAAGCTCTTAATAGTTCAGCTAAGTCATTAGTATTTTCGCTACCATCATATATAACCTGTACCATACCTTCGTATGTTCTAAATTCTATTTGTTCTCTTAATATATCTAATAGCTTCATTATCCTATATATATCCCCATTGGTACTCCTTTTAGAGCATCTCCTAAGTATTGTGTCTGTTGTGCTTGTAATTCTAACTGGTTATTTAAAGAAGCTTGACTTAATAATTCTCTTAATTCAGTTATATATGATTCTTTTTCACTTCTAACATCAGATAGTAAGTCTGCTTGGTTTAAAGTAGCTTCTGATCCAGGTACTGGTACTGTTTGGTACTTACCTCTTACATAAGCAAGCATCTCTTTACAAATAGTAGCAGTATATTTAAAGATCCACTGTCTACCTGTAGAATTAATTTCAGCATATATAGGGTTTTCTGTAGGTACGTTAGATAAGTTGGTAATAGTACCGCTATTTGAAGTAGAACTACCGCCTCCACTTACTTTACTACCTGCCTCAGCTGATGCTGTTACATGTAATCCATCATCAACGTATCTTTTTTCTTCTCTTTTATAGTATTCGAAGTATAAACTACCTGTTTCTTTAGGTATAGGAAATAATTTAAGTTGATTATTAACTATTTCAAAGGAATAAGCAGATTTTCTTACTTGATCGTTTAATTCAATAGCCTGTATCTTAGCTAAATCGTAAGAAATAGGCATTAACATGAAATTAATACCAGGACTAAATGATCCAAAGTCGAAAGCATCCATTAATGACTGAATACCTGTACCTGTACCTGCATATGGGTCGAAAAACCTTTGGATTGCAGGAGGAGCTTCATAAAATACCTTTCTTATCTCTATTCCACCTACTATTCCTTGGTCAGATGCCCAAGCATTTAAGTTATAGTTCTGTTGATCTTTATTTACAGCTATAGATCCTGTATATTTTGTGGTAAAACCACCAACTCCGGCTTCCATACCGTATTGATGAGAAGTTCTTATAGTATTTTCTAAAGAAGGTTTAATTAAAAGCGTATTTATTGCTTCAGCACTTGATTGACCTTGCAAATTAGTAAACTGTTGTGCAGCTAATGCTTGATATACTTCATTACCGTAAGAAGTAACTGCTTCTTCAAATGCAGCAAAGAATGAACCAGAGCTTAACTCCACGTCCATCATAGGAAATCCTAGTTTCTTAGCACAGTACTCAGCTACCTTAGGTGCATCCTTCTGAAACTCTAAATCATCATCGTAGAAACCAAAGGGAGTTGATTCACCTGCTACAAAGTTTGCGTTTCCATCGTATATTGCTATATTAGCCATAGTTTATTATTTAGATACTAAAAAGTACTCAACTGTTGATGTTGTATCAACTGGGGTAGCTTTAATTTTAGTAATATTGTCGAATGAGGTTACATTTTGAAAACTACCAGTAAAGGAAGTAGTATTAATCATAAAGCTTCCTGAACCTGCTACTGCTATATTAAAGTTTTCAGTAGAAGAAGACACTTGTAATATTACTGAACCTGTAGAGTGATTAGTAAATCTAAAATACATTAAACTACTGCTAACAAATTGACCTGCTCCAGCAGTACCAGAGAAGTCTACTACATCAGAAAATGAACCTGATGTTATATCTAATACTCTTTCAGAGGCATTACTAGCAGATGGTAAAGCTACGTTAAAGCTTGTACCTCTTTCCTTTCCGTTCAATTTAACTCTCTCTTGGATAAAGTAATTTAAATTAGCCATCTTATATTTTTTATTATAAATAGTTAAAAAAAAAGAGGCCCGAAAGCCTCTCTTTAGTTATTCTTAACCTTTCTTTTTGAGAATATGGTATAAGACGAAGGCACCTACTAATCCAAGTAATCCTTCATTGCTCAATCCACCCAATATACCCATGATATTATCTACCACAGACACATTTGGCCAGAATGGGATGACTGCGCCCTTAAAGAGCACTTCTAGTACAACTCCCAGTGCAATTATACTTACACCGATTTCAGTTAATTGATTGGCCCAAGAGCCGATCTTCTTTAAAAAATCCATATTTAATTGGGTTTTTAGTTAGACATAGATAACTGTCCGACTTCTATAATAGAAAGGAATTCCATGATTATAAATAGGCAAAAAAAAAGAGGCCCGTTAGGACCTCTCTTTATCAAAAAATTCTAAAAGTTATATCTTATAAATCGTTAAGATCTGAGATAAATACTTTTCCGTAGAATTCTGGTCTGATCATCTTCTTAGCATATCGAGTCATTAAACCTTTTCTAGGAGTGAAGGTTTCAGGATCGTATACTAAAGGAGTCATCATCAATGGTACATATGGAGCATATACTGCACCAGTTTCAAGGAATTGTGAACCTCTATATCCCATTAATAGGATGTTTTCAGTCATATAAGGATTCTTATATACTCTGAATCTGTTAGCAAGGTTTCCAACTCTTTGTACACCAAAGTTGAAGTCCATTTGATCACCATCAGTATTAGCAGCATATCCTGGAATTGATTCTAGAATAGTTGCAACGTTTGGAGAACAAACGATGAAGTTCGCACCACCTCTAAGAGTTTTTTGGTGAATCTTGTTAGATACTTTTTGGATCTTAGTTCCTAATGTTTGGAACCATTCTCCTTGAGTATTGTAATAGATAGGACTTAAGTTAGCCCAAGCCGATCCATTCCATACTCTGTTTGATTTAACAGACCATCTCTCAGTAGTTACTGCGTCTTGAATAAGCATGTCAAGGATCTCTAGATCAATTTCCATTGAAATATATTCACTCAATAAAGAAGTTAACTCAGCCTCAGCGTCAATACTGTGGTATGCGTTAAGATCTTGAGCGAACTCAGGAGTCCATTGTGCTTTTAATTTTCTAGTTTTAGCAACAATTGCCTCACTAGCTAATTTTACATCTACGTTAGGGATTGTGATTGAAGAATCGACTGCAGCAGTTGAACTTGCTTCAAAATCACCTCTCGAGTTGTCAGCTGGTTGCTTGTAGTACATTACAGATCCTGTGATACCACCGTCTCCTGCAGCTGTTACATTTGATGCTGTAATAACAAATGTTACGTTGTTGCCAGATACAGTAGTTAATTCAGGGTGTGAAGTAACGTCTGTTGAACCAGAAAAGAATCTAAATGCTCTTACACCTTTTAAGTCAGCACTTAAACCAGATAATGATTTAGTAACTGTCTTGAATTGGTCAAGAACTAGATCGTCGTTGTAAGCGATAGATGCTGAAGTAGCGGATCCTGTGTCAGCTTGAAAAGCGACAGAAGCAGATTTCATTGAATATCCAAATTGACCTGCGCCGTAAAGACCACCAGAAACTTCCTCATCAACACTCATTTTGTTTGATGCTGAAGATACATTACCGTACATGTTAGTACCAGCTGTTCTACCTGAAAGGTTTGATCCATATTTAAAATCTAAATAGAATACTAGACCTGAAGGTAAATTCATTGGTTGTACAGAAACGAAGTCTTGAGCAACAATTTGAGCGAACACTTTTCTTACCAAAGGTAAGGCTACGCCTGCCCACTGCTCTCCTTCACCAGCAGTAAAACTACCGCCAGTTCCAGTTACGTTAGCCTCAGCAACGATTTGTTTAGCTTGGTTTTCAAGGATCATAGCCATGTTGTTCTTGACTCTGTTATCCTCGATACCTTCTAACAAACCGGAATCTTGCCATTTGTTGGCTAACTTTTGAGAGTCAGCTAGCATACTTTTGTAGTTGTTCGAGCTCTCTAATAGGTTGTTAATTTCCATGTTTTAAAAAAATTAAAGTTTCGTTAATAATAAATTTACTTAATAATACCGGCTAATTTTTGCATTCTTCTAACAGTATCAGAAACTTCGTTTATTACTTCTGGTTTAGAAGCTGTAGTTCCTGTTGCTTTAGAAGCCATGCCTAGTTTAGTTTTTGATTCTTTAATAGTGTTGTTAGCTTCTTTTTTACTAACTACACTGTCAGAAACAGTTTCATAAACTAATTTAACCTCTTTAACAGTTTCTGCTTTATCAAAAGCAGCTATAATGTTAACTTTTTGACTTTCTGAAAGGTCATTAGATTTAAAGATCTTGTTAACATATAAAAGTTTTGAATTTAGTATATTTACTTCATTCAATTCTTTTTTAAGAGTTTCGATAGTCTCTAATGCTTGAGATAACTCATCATTAGTTTCTTCTACCTCTTCGTTAACTTTTTCTTTTATAGTAGCTTCTTCCTTCTTCTCCTTAGGAGCTTCATTCTTCTCTTTCTTATCATGAGCTTTTTCATTTTTCTCATGATCTTTAGGAGCTTCATTAACTTCCGCAGTTGCTTCAAGTTCAGCTAATAGTTCATCTAAATCAATCTCTTCTTCGTCTTCGACCTCCATACCGTCAACTGGTTCATCGATAGCAGGCTCATCGCCCATACCTTCGATATCTCCAGCATCCATGTCTGCAGGTGCTTCTGCTCCGTCCCCAACTTCTTGAGCTATAATGTCTCTAATAAGGTCCTTAAACTGATCAACAGTTAAATTACTTACATCCTCATCACCTTCAGGAGCGTCATGGTCTTCAGCTTCGTCTTCAGATTCTTCTGAATCATCCTCAGCTTCGTTTGCTTCAGCATCTAATGCTTCGTCTTTGTCGTTGTAAGCTTCGTTATGCTCTTCGTCTTTAGGAGCTTCCTCGATAGTTTCATCTTCAGATATTTCTTCAGATTCTTCTATTGATTCGTCTTTTTTACCGTGCTTAGCTTCGTCTTTTTTGTCATGCGCTTCATCTTTTTTCTTGTCGTGCATTCCTTCTTCTACCTCTTCTTCGTTTACGTTTTCTGCCTCTTCGTTCTTGGAGTCATCCATTTCTTGAAGTTTAGCAGCTAACATATCTTTTAGATGAGGAGTTAAAGACTCTTCTAAAGCTTCCTTAGCGTTAGCAATAGCGGCTTCTCTTACAGACTTAGCTTCAGCAATAGCTTGCTTGAATAAATCTTTGTTTGCCATTTTAAAAAAATTGTTTGTGATTCTACGATTATTAGGAATCGTAATAAGAATTATAAAAGTGTCAGATGCAATATATAGATTGCATATTCTTTATATAAATATATACTTTTTCTGGAAACCGTTATGCTCTTAAAATATCGTTTATGATATTATCTAAACTAGAATATTTAGAGGCTTTTACTTTAGCTTCATTAAGAGCTACAGGATTCATAAAAGCACCGTGAGTTGAAGGATTAGATACAAAATCCCAGCATACTAATTCAAAATCTGGTTGTACTTCTAAATGTCCTTCGTTAGTTTGAGTTACTGATCCAGTACCTCTAGATGATATACCGATAGTGTGGCCAGCTTTAATTATTTCTTTTACTATATTACCAGCTGGGGTATTTAATAGTTCTACTCTTCCCATTAGATCATTACCGTCCCACCATAAGTCTTTTACTACATGTGAAGCATTTTTAAGTGATACTACAGGAGTTTCAGGATGATCTAATTCACCGAATGCATTACCTTTCTTAACAAATTCACTTACATACTTTTTGGCTTCTCTAGCTAATAAATCCTTCTTATATATTCTACCATTTTGGTTTTCAGCTAATGCTCTTTGCATTATGCCTTCTACTTCAAATACTCCAGGTCTTCCTTTAGCTTCTCTAATGGTAGGTTTAAATGGTGTTACGTCTACTAATAATTGTGCCATATTAAAAATATCTTTTTACTGGTGCGAATACAGTTTGTTTTGGAGATGTTTCGTTTTGAGGAGTTTCTATATCTTTAGACATAAACTTTACTTTAGGTATATTAACTCCCTTCATTAATCTATTACCTCCAACCATTCTTGAATCTTTATTAAATGCTGATTCTATAGCAGGTGCTAAAAATGCACCAACTTTTAGACCATCTTCATTTTCTACATCTCCTACTTTATTAAATACGTTTTGTAGTTTTTCTTTAGTCTTAGCTTGATAAGATTCTATGTCAGTAACTATGTTTTGCAAATCATTTAATACAACTTGCATACCTTTATAACCACCATAAGTATCAGCTAAAGCAGCTAATTCTTGAGTAGCAGCTTCATTTATAGTATCTTCGTTTAAAGACTTTTTTATAAGCCCTTTGATAGCTTCTTTTAACTGCTCATCTTTACCCATTGCTTTTTTAATAGCTTTATCTTTAGCATGCATATAATCATCTCCATCAACGTCTCCGTCTCCGTCATGATCTTTACCTTTCTTTTCGTTAACTGATTCGTATTCTTTAAAGTCTCTTACTACTTCATCTTTATCATAAGCATCTACTTCACCACTAAATAAATCATCTTTATGTGTTCTAATATAATCCAAAGCGTCATTTGTGCCAACTGATAATTCGTCTCTAAGAATGTCAATTACATTTCTCATAGCCATTTTTCTATCATGATTAGAAGCTCTAACATTATGCATTTTACCATCATCACCCATTTTAGAAATTCCTGGTTCGGTTGGGATTGGATCAGCTTCAATTATTTCATCTTCATTCTTTTTTCTTTTATGTCCATGGTGAGAAGAGTTAATTACTTCTAATTCATTTAAAGGAATACTTTTTACTGTCTTACTACCTTCCTTAAAAAATACATCATAATGAGTTACTGTACCGTCTTCTAATAAAGTATGCTGTCCTTCTAAACATATACCATGTCCATACTTTTCGTGTAATACATGGTTTGCACAATCGTGATGAATTACTTCACCTTCATCCATTTCAGCGCTATGATCTGCTACTTTAATATCGTATGTTTCTAAATCTCTTACTGCATCATAAGTAAATGAATTAGCTTCTCCTGAAGCTATATCTCCGTCGTCAAACATAAAGTAGATAATAGCATTACCTGCTCCGTCATTATCAACGTAATCCATTTTTACTTTGTTACCATCTATATTTTTAGCTATAATAGCTTCTGCTTTCTTAAACTGAGCTCTAGGTATTTTAATATAGTGGTGATCGTCTCCTTCTCTTTCGTCCATAGTACCATGAAGCTTAGCATCTCTATCTAGTTCTCCTTTAGCTTTTAGACGTGCTGTTTCATCATCTGATAATTCAACTTCTGCTTCACCTAGTCCGTCTGCTCCCATCATATCGCTAGGACCAGGATAGTTAACGCTAATAAATTCGTTAAACTCTTCTATAGGATCTGCACCGTCCATTATATCTTGATGATGAGTTCTTATAAACTCTTTAATAAGCATATTAATACCAGGTATTTCTCCGTACTTATCGTGTATAGCTCCTATTGCAGAAGCGATATTTTCTTTTAAGTTTTTAGCTGCTGCTTTATATTTAGTAGCATCTCCTACACCAGTATCTGGTTTTTCGTTACCTTTCCTATCTATACCCATTACTTCTCCTACTTCATCTTCTACTTCACCTACTACTTCATCTTCTATCTCTCTAATACTACTTACTGCTGATTGTAATTTTTCTAAAGTAATACCTAAAGTTTCAGCTAGATCTTCTAGCCTACCTTCTTTTAACATTTTTTTAGCTTCTTTTAAATCAGCTTTTTTTAAATCGTTAAATAAGTCTTTTTTAAGTTCACCTCTTTTTACAGGTACTTCTCTATCATGTTTATCAACATTAGTTGATTCACCTGCTACTATGTCTATATAGTAATTAGGGTACTTAATTAAATTATCTTTAGCTTTTTTAGCTGCTTTAAGGTATTCTTCTGTGGTTACATTTCTATCATCAAATGGTGGTTTTAAACCTGCAGCTTGAAGTTCATAAAATATACCTCTTTCTAGTCTAGTCAAATCTATATTTGCAGCTGGTCTTTCATCGTATATTTCAGTACCTGTAGGTTTAGTTTCAAAGATTAGTCCTTTATTTTTCAATATAGTTACTGAGTCTTTAAATCCATTAAATTGGGATATATATTGTGGGAATTCCTGTCTCATCTGTCTTACGAATTCCTTTTTAGCCATTGTCCCTTCGTTGACGGCTCTATATTTTTCTGTTGCGGTTACTAGTCTCATGTTTATAAATAGTCAAATGCTTTAGTATGTGATGGCCGTTTAGGACGGCTAGCCTTCTTATAACCATGCTTTTTAGAGATTTTACTAGCTCTATTAGCGTTTCCAAAAGCATACTTAGTTTTGTAGTTCTCTCCAGCACCTGCTGCAAAAGAAGCTCCACCGCTTGTAGTATTAGCTTCTGATAATACTTCTTTTACTAATTTAATTAGTTGTGATTTTGTCATAAGTTCTTTAACTCATTAACTAAGTCGTAATATTGCATTAAATTAACTAGATGAGTATCATTTACTTTATCAGTCTTTTTCAAAGGTTTTATTCCTTTTATTACTTCATCTAATTTTATTTTAACAATATCGTCTTTAACACTGCTAGCTAAATTAGTAACTTCTTTTATAATATTATCTAACTCAGTATTAACTAAATTATATAATCTTCTATTTGAGTTTACTGATGTTATAAATTCTTTTAGTATCCTTTTTTGAGGAGGTAAAAGATCTTTATAGTTATCATTAAACTTTTCTAATAATATTTTAAATGTAAGTAGTTTTAAATCTTTATCATACTTACTGTATTCTTCTATAAGACTGTCCTTAACTTCATCTGAGTTCTGATCTTTAGAGGTTAAGTGTTCTAATAATGTACATTTGTTAGAAACTAAAAAATTAGGATCTACCATGTTAGAGTTATTTTGAGCTTCTAATAAACAGTATAACGAGGCAAGAGGTTTATAATCTCTAACTTCCATACCGAAAAACTCTTCTACCTTATAGTGTTCTTTTATAGCAGAAATTAAATTATATTTCTGTTTCTTTAATATCTTCTGGTTAAGTTTCCTAGAAACTTCTGTAATAGTCGAAATTATAGCTTCAGCTTTACTTTGAGATACTTTTTTATTTCTTAAAATAAATTCGTATAATTTATACTCTTTAGCTAAAGTTGTTCTACCTGCAAAATTCTCTTTTAAGATAGCTATAGCGTTAGATTCTTTATTATCTAAAGTATCAGCTGCGATCTGCTTTATTAGCAGTTCAAATATAAGTCCAGTATTACGATACTTTGAGTGCTTTATCTTCATTATATACGTTTACTATTATAAATATGTATTAGTTACCTAAATCTTTAATATTATCTTCACTCAATAACTTTGAATCGTTCTTGTTATCTTTTTTGAAAACTATATCCTTAAGATACTTTTCATTTTGCAAGTAAACTGTTTGTGCTGTAGAATTTTCTAAAACGTTTTCATTGTCAGAAGGATAGCCTCCTTTCATACCATGCTGACCTAGAGGATCTCTTCCTCCTATAGGATTATCGTTAGTACCGTAGACAGACATCTTCTCTCTAGGTCTCCCTCCTTCAGGGCCTGGCTCACCGTGTTTAGGCAGTTCTTCGTATCCTGCTGGTACTTCACCTGGGCCTGCTCCTTTTGGGGTAGAAGTAGATCTTCTACCATACATAGATGCAAGATCGTGAGGTGTACCGTAAGTAGTTCCTGACTTAGCTGGATCATTTCCTTCACCTTCTATTTGTGCTAACCTAAATATACGTTTAGAATCTTCTCTAACTAAATCTCTCATCTCCATGTAATTATCTTCAGACATATCGAAGATCTTTTCGTAGATATAATCTGATGAGAATAATTTGGTATCTTTCATTTGATTAGCTAAATCAACTTTCTCTTTTAATAATGCTACTTTTTCTTGTTCAAATATAATAGAAGGGGTAGTTAACTTAATTTCAAAATTAGTTAAACTATCTCCAGTAAATCCTTGAGAATATAAATGGACTAAAGCTATTTTAGTCAATTCGGATTCTATTATTCTTTGTATTCTTTCTACTGTTCTAGCGAATCTTATATCTTCAGCTGCTAATGTAGCTTTACCCTGTAAGTCACCTTCATAACCAAAGTATGCTTTAGGTATCTTAAGAGCAGCAAATAACTTCTGCTGTAAGTATTCTACATCCGCTTTACCGTCATATTCTAAACCTTTAGTAGTTTCAATTCTAGTAGAAGTATCTCCTCCTCTTACAGGTAGGTAGAAATCTTCCATCATATTCTGAAGATTAAACTTAAGGTTGTATTGACCATCATCTCCTACATAAGGAGTTTTTTTCATCTGATTGATAGTCTTTTGCATAAACTGCTCTACTTCATTTGGAGGGACATTACCTACATTAATATAGAACATTCTCTTTTCAGGTGCTCTCATTATACGATGTATTAACATCGCATCTTCCATTAGAGTAGTTTGTCTAAATATTTTTCTAGCTGGTTCTAAATAAGAACGTCCATAAGGTAAGTATTGAGTATCTGATATTAATCTAAAGTGAGCTACTTCATAGTTATCAAAATTAACTACCTTTTTATTAGATTTTCTTTTAGGTAAGTAACTAGGGTTTTGAGATGCTGCTAGTCCATCAGGATCTAATTGAAAAACTACCTTAGCAGGATTTTCAGGATCTTCTCCCTCTCTCCTAACCATATGGTATACAGTATAAGGAAGTACGTTATATACTCCAAATTTTTCAGATATCTCTAACTTTAAGAAAAAGTCTCCGTACTTACACATATTACGAATCCATGACCATAAATTAAATTCTATATTTAATACGTCGTAGAATAAGTTATAAAGTACTCTCTGAATATTTTCATCAGATGATTTTATCTGTAATATTTCATTTACATCATTTTTTACTGTAGCTTCATCAGCTATAATATCTAATGCGGAAGCAATGATTGGATCTGTATCCATTGCTTCATAATCTGAATAAAGTTGGATTCTTAGTGTTTGATAGTTTAGGTTAGGATTAAATATATTCCTATTATTATAGATGTATAATCTACTAAATCTATCTACTAGTGAGTTTGTTTGGTACCTACCGGTTCTTTGAATTTGGTTAACATCAGCTATTTTTAGCTCTTTGCCACCTATATTCCTTACAACTACATCTGTAGAAAATAATCTTCGAAGTCTACCAAATAATGAAGTATCTGCCATTAATGTTTAATTTATATATAAATAGTCTATTTTAATAACCAAGTGATATCCTCTTGTCCACCCGGTGTCTTTAAAAGATAAGGATTTTCTTGCTGATTTCCAACTCTTTTCATAACTGCTTGGTTTTTTGCATTTAAATTAGAAAACGAAGATAATTGAGCTCTAGCTAAATCCATACCTTGTTGTCTTAATTTTAAGGCAGTATCTCTTACATATAGTGCAGTAGCACAGGATATAAGTAAATCATCGTTATATCTATCTTGAGCTTGAGGTTTTCCGTTTTTCCATACAAATACTCTCATTTCTCCTAATAGTCTTTTAGATTGTATTGTTACAGATTTCTCTCTAATATACTCAATCATCTTAGCTATTACTAATGGACGGGTTCTCATAGACATAGTAAAACCGGGTACTAACTTATCTCTTTCATACTTATGCATATAAGATTCTACTGATTCCATATTAGATGTAGAGCTATAGTATAAATTTTTATACTCTCTTTCTAACACCTGTTCAATTGTAGCCCAGCCTATATTAGCATTTTCTACTACTAATAGTGCATCGTTATACTCAGATGCTATACCAACAAGTACGTTACCGAAATCTTTAGGAGATAGTTTGCCTTTATATTCAGCAACCTGTACACAAGTTTCTACATCAAAGATATGAAAAGCAGAATAGTCACTAGAATCACCTCTAGCTACGTCTGCTACAACCATATACGATTTAGTATAGTCTACTCCTTCCCATACCCATAGGTTACCATCTACTCCTCTCCTTTCTAAAGGTTCTTTCTCATATGTTTTTTCATAAAATAGCATATCATCTGGTTCAAATACTGTATCACCTGATGCTAGGAAGTCACAATCGCATTCTTGGCCAGCCATACGAGGTCCTAAATCAGCATCTTGTTGTTCTCTCCATTCTTGGTTTCTTTCAGGATGTACTGTCCAGGGTAATCTAATAGATAAAAAAGAATTTTCTCCTGATATAGCTTTTTCCCAGGTTAAATGAAACCAGTTACCAATACCGTTAGGTGTTGATAAAGCCATACATTGACCACCGGTTGCTAGTGTTTGTTGAGCAGCAGTAAATGTCTCTTCAATATTATCTATAAAAGCTGCTTCATCTATTAATAGCAATGATACTGCTTCTGATCTTGCTGCATCAGCATTAGAAGATTTAGCTTGTACCTTTGATCCATTTTTTAATCTTAATGATAGTTTATTTTTTTCTACCGCAGGTAGTTTTAACCACTTAGGTAATTGGTCATACATAAAGATAACTTTAGTAACTAAGTTTCTAGCTGTTGCTTGAGTAGTTGCTAATGCTAATACGTTTTTATCTTTATGAAATAACATCAACCATAAAGAGTATGCTGATGCTAAAGTAGATATACCTAGCTGTCTTGATTTAAGAGTAATTACGTATTGATTATCTTTAAATAAATGTAATACTTTTTCTTGAAAAGGGTATAAGTTAAATAAGATTCTACCTCGCGTAGGATGCTGTATATAACAGTACTTACGCATAAAGTAGATAGGATCTTTAGCACATTTAATATACTCTTGCGCTATTATCTTTTTTATATTCTGTGACATAACTCATTTTATATTTTTAATCTAGGTATCAAGTCTGAAGGATTGGCTACTTTAATTTCTTTTCCAATAGCATCTACAAAGCTATCTTTATCGTAATATTTAAAATTACCATTTGGGTCAGATATCATAAATGCATCGAATCCATGCTCTTTATAGTAAGCTCTTCCTAATTTTTTAGCTAAATCTAAAATAAATTGTTTAGCATTAAACTCTCCATTACCTATGTAACTAGCAGTATCGAAGTTTAAAGGTGCATAACTGCTATCTAATACTTTATCTATTCCGGAAATAATAGTAGTTTCATCAATTCCCATACTAGAAGCTTGTTTTACTACATCTGCTATTTTATATGGCCAAGCGGATTTGCTATAATTTTTTAATGTTTCTTTTTGTTCGTCATCTAATTTTAAATTATCAACGAACTTATCAACTTTAGGTTTAACTCCTTTAGTCCAATCACCTCTTGCTACCCCTGTAGGTGCTACTATTGCTCCGGTATTACCAGTTCGAGATTTCAATTCTACTTCTTCATTTCCTATTAATAAATCTCCTTTAGTTTTAGCTTTAGAAATATTTTTAAAAAATACTGATAAAAAAGCTTCTCCTGGTCCCATCGATACAGTTCCTTGTATAGAGTCTTTCATATCTGAATATAATGATTTTAATTCATCAGTCTCAAAGCCGGGTATTTGAGTGTAATAATTGTCTCCTTCAGAATTGAAAACTGGAGGATTAGATGATAGTTTTGCAAATTCACCTGTTTTACCTATATCGGAAAGTAGTGATTGAAAATAAAGAATATCTTTTCTACTTAAATTTTTTGATTCTAAATAACTTTTCATTGAATCACCATATCCTACATTTTTAGCATACTTCATTACCCGTTTGAGTACAGTAGAATCGCTTGTATTATTAATTATACTTACTAAATTTTTCTTAAGATCTTCTATATCAACATCTTCTTGTTCAGTAAGTTCATAAATTAAGTTATCTAGTATAGCTTTATCTTTAGGGTTACTTACATCAGGTGTTCCTGATTTAGTTCTCCATGCCCACTCAGTATATAATTTATCTATTACGTTCATTATGCTTCTGGTTCTTCTGCTGGTTCTTCGAAATCTATTGGTTCCCCTGTTAGGTCTGCTCCACCTTCTTCTCCTGGTTCGTCTAAGTCTGAACCTGCTCCTGTTCCTGCATCTGCTCCAGGAAACTCTCCTCCACCAGTATCAGCAGAATCAAAATCTTCAGGTGCTCCTTCTCCTTCTTCTCCTCCTGGTTTAAAAGGTGCTTGTTGGTATAGAAGTGTAAGTTTATCTAAAGCTTGTTGATAATCACTTATTTTATTTATATAATATCTTTTGCCCATTATTTGAGCTTCAAATCCATCTCCTAACCATTTAAGAATATAGTCTTGACCATTCTTTAAATTAATTCTAAAGGTACTAGGTCTTGGTGAAACCCAATCTATAGACTCTACAAAGTCTTTAAAGTCTTCAGTTTGTAATTTTACAATAGCAGATTTAATTGTAGGAAACTTATTTAATATAATATCAGTACTATCTTCTAATACTGTATCTTTTGGAGCATCTATATCAGGTTCTTCTTCTGGCTCTGGTTCTTGTTCTTTCATTAAAACATTAAGGTTTTCAAATAGTAACTTATTTACTCCTTCTTCTAGTGATCTAGTTGTTTTAAATATATCGTATTGTTCAGGTCTTTCTGTTCTTAAATATCTTTGTAACTTTCTAAAATTGGTTTTAATTAATTCGAATAATTCTCTAGCTGCTTTATCAGTTCTAATTTCTTCGACTCTCATTAAATTTTTTATATCATCAATTATTTCATCATAATCAAAATATAATTTTCTAAATGAAGGTAGTTTTAAAATTTTATGACTTACAGAACCAGTTCTTTTATTTTCACCATCAAATTTAAAATATGTATCTAAATCTCTACTAAAGAAATCTTTTGGATGTATTTTACCGTATCTTTTTTCTATGCTTCTTTTATACCTTGCAGGAAGTTCTTGAGCTTTATATGGTCCCGGAGCATCTTGTTCACTGATTACTTCTGAGTATGCCTGTAATACTATATTTTCTAAATCTTTTTTGTTCATGTTATTTCATATCCTTTAAAGTTGCTTTAATTGCAGCATGAAAATCTCCAAAAAACATAGATGCTTCTTTAATAGCACCTTCTTCTAATGCTTCAATAGCATTATATAAATGTTTATTCTCACTGTGATAATTTACGTCTTCGAATGAACTATATAACTTCTTTAACTTGTCTACAGAGGAACGTACATTAGCTTTTAAACCAGCTTTTAACATTCCTATATAATCAAAGTTGTTAGAGTACATATCTCCTAATCTATACTTTTTTACGTTTTCATTAACTGTAGTTTGTCTTTTCATATCTCCAAACTCCTGTGCTACATGTACTGCTGCTCTTGCGAACTCTTTAACTTTATTACCAGGTATTTGAATATAATCAAATCCAACTCCTTTAAGTTTACGAGCTGTTATTTGTAATGCTGGTCCGTCATGTCCTACACCTGGAGCGAATCTTTTGAACTGTAGTCCATCATCGTCATATAGCTCAGTACCTTCTTGCATATAATCTTTTTCAGCGGCTCTACGTTTCGTATAGTCTGTATCTGCATCCGGAATACTATGTAGTTTATTATACCAAGCTTCGAATTCTGGATCTCTTTCTAGGTTAGCAGTTAGCTCAGGTGATAAAGAATCTAATCCGTTATCGTCAACTTGCAGTACTGCTTTTTCTGCTTCACTTGGATCTTTAACATATTTTAAGATAATGTCACGTAAAGCATCCATACTCTCATCATCAAATACTGTCGGCTGTCCTACATTTTTATCTTTTTTATCTTTAACCCCGTAAGCTTTTTTAATAGCATCTCCATAAGCTTTTATAGATTTATCATCAAACTCATTTATATAATCTTTTAAACTTTCTATACTTATCATATATTCATCAGCTATACCTCCTATTACTTCAGCAGCTTCTTCTCTTTCACTAAACCCTGATTCGTTAGCTCTATCTTGGATAATACCTTTGATCATACCCATATCACCTCTACCTTCGGTAACGTTAGGATCTAGCTGCTGTCCTTTATTTTTACCTGCGACTGCTTTGTCTAAATGCTTTTCTAATTCTTTCTTTTTAGAAGTTAAATCTTTTAATTGAGATACTACTGATTTATCGCCTGCTTTATATTGTTTTGCTAATTCTTTCATTTTAGTAACAAGCTGACCGTGTGCTTTTTGTAGTTTATTTATTGAATGTTTACCTTCTGTTGTTTCATTAGGGTAGTTATCATCATCTAAATCATCATACTCACCATCTTCTAAATTATCAACAAACTTACCTAATGTAACATTATACCTATTAGCTGAGTAAGCTACATTAAAGACTCCATATCCGTCTAATCTAGATAATTCATTAGGAAAATACTGTCTAACTAACTCTCTAGCTTCTTCTGCTTTTTCTTCTAATTCATCAACTATATTACGAAGTTCTATAACAGCATTGTCTTGCTCGGAATTTTCTTCCATAGTACCTGCTCCTTGAGAAGAATCTTCTCCTCCATAGTCCCAATCCCCTTCTATGCCTTTGCCAGGTTTTTGTTTAGGTGGATATGGAAAAGCTTCGTTTTTTTTATTAGCTTTTTCTTTAGCTATTAAATATTGAATTTTTTTAATCATTTCTTTTTCAGGATGATTATCTAATCTGTCTTTTTCTTCAGCGTCTCTAAATTCTTGATCTGTCATTTCTCCTACTTTTTTAACTCTTTCTGCTTCTCCTAAAGCAGTATTAACGGTTTTAAAATACTTTTGTAGTTGATCTTTTACAACATCAACATTAATAATAGCTTCTCCTGACTGCTGTACTCCAACATCTGAGATTTCTCTATCATAAGAAGAATCTTTTAAGTAAAGGGTATCTCCTACTATATAAAAAGCATAAACATTTTCATTATCATTTTTAAAACCTACATGTACATCGAATGTATTAGGTTTTATTCTTTTAACTCTAGCTGAGGATATATTTTCTCCTTCTCCTTGAAGTGCTAAGACTGTTGCTTTGCCTACCGATGCTGCAATCTTAGCTGTTTCGTTTTGATCAAATGAAGAACCTTCTTGTTCGTTAGTTTCTAAATCTTTAGGTTCTACTAAATCTACATTAACTCCTTTGTCTGCAAGTTTTTCTGCTTCTCCAGAATCAGCTGTTCTAACAGTTCCTTCTGCTTCTACTAACTGTTTCTGTAAGGATTCTTTCAATACTTTAAGTTTTTTAGTAGTTTCAGTAAGTTTAGCTTTACTTTTAGTTTTATAAGAACCGTCAGCTATGCATTTAAGTGAAAATTCACATTTAGCCAAGCGATTCTTTATTTCTTGGTAGGTCATTTGATATTTCTTTTATATACGTATATAAATAAATAGATTATTCTTCCCAAATAACATTCTTAAACTTTTCTGGTGATAATCCGAAAAAATCTGTTCTCCATTTGGTTTGCTCAAAGAAGTCTAAATATAACCATTCGCTTTTTCTATTCCATAATAAATTTGCTATATCATCCCAATCTTTATGGATAACGAACTCTTCTAATTCTAATTTTTTTTCTTGTACTGCTTCATACTCAAATGAATCCCATTCGTAATGAAATACTTCAAAAACTGCATCTTCAGATACATAATCTATAGAAATATCTATTCCCCATTTTGGTTTCATTTTAATTACTTTGTATAACATAGGATTAGTAACAGCAAATTTTTCTAATTGTAGTTTAGCTGTTCCGTTAAATCCTTTTCTTTCAAATATATCTGAGTGATTAATATGAGCTTTATTTCTTTTATCTGAGATTATCCAATCTTGTCTTAGGCAATCTTCATGTCTTCTTTCAATAGGATCATAACCATTGGTAATTAAAAAAGCTTGTTCTGCTTTAGTTAAATGATAACCGTTTTGATCGAATAAATCTACACATTTAGGATTACGTAAAACATCTACATCTAAAGTAGGTTCAGTATAATAACCTTGCCTATTAAAGTTAGTGTTTGCTACTTTCATTTTTTCTTACCACCTTTCATATTTGCACACCAGTGATACATTTTACCTTTCTCACCGCCGTATTTTTTAGCTTTAGCTCTTAATGAAGATACTGAACCTTTACAAGACGCTCCAGACTTTTTAACACGACCGGGTTTTGACTTACCTTTTTTCTTTCCATCTTTGAAGTTTTCGGCAGCAAGAATTTCTCCTATCATTTGTGCTAATGTAAGTCTAGTCATTTTCTTTTAGCTAATTCTCTTTTTATAATATTCTTTTTTTTACTATAAGCATCACTTTCGTACATTTTTTTTAATTCTTCAGTAGAGGTATTGCTAGGTGTATAATGTTTCCAAGTAAACTTATTAGTCATTCTACCTCTGATATCTCTTGCATACTCTTTAGTACTAGGTTTAAGTTTAGCTGGCATTATGTTTTATTTTTTATAATGTTTTCAGCTACAGCATCAGCTTGATCTAAATATGGAGCTACTTTATCATATTTAATATACCTTACTCCATTAAAATCTTTAAAATTTGTTTTATCTTTTTCTACTGATGTTAGCCCACGTGATGAGTCTTTTGATGAATCTGTATATTTTAATAAATCATCATCTAAATCTAAAAATGAAATAATAGATACTAGTGTAGCGGCGGCGGCTGTTAAAGGTAATGCTGAAAAGGCTGATGCTGCTCCTGTTCCTAAAACAGCCATTTTAATTAAATCTTTTGATTGATCATCTATTAATTTCTGTTGTTGAGGAGTTAATTTTTTACCTGTTTTCTTAGATGCTAAAAGTTTAAACATCTCTAAAGTTTCTCCACCTTCTTCTTTAGCTGTATTAAAAACTTTTAAAATTTTACTTTTAATATTAGCAATAGTTTCATTACCTAAGTTTTTTAAAAAGCCTAAAACGCTGATTTCATCTAAGCTGTCTTCCTTAAGAATTATATCAGTTAATTTCATCTATTTCTTTTTCCAGATTTCTCCTTTTCTACATCTAACTACTGCTCCTGAAGCATAAGCTGAAGGCCATGTATCATATTTACTTTTAGCTAGTCTAGTACATCTATCATCTTTCTCCATTAATACTTCTTTACCTTGTATTTCATGTAAAAGTCCTACTGTTAAGTTTTTTATATCTTCTACAGTCATTTCATTTACTTTTTTAAAACCAGAACCAAATGGTGCTGCTTTACCATCTTGAGGATTAGAAGTTTCATTCATATCGTACTGTTGAAGTTTATTCATTATACTATTAATTTTTTTATCTAAATCATTAAGTATTGCTCCGTAGTCATCTGCAATTGGACCTCCTTCAGGTTCTGCTTCTTGCTCCATATTTCTTAAAACATCTGCTCTTTCATCTTCTAAATCTTGTAGTTTTAGTCTTAGATCTAAAGAATCTTCATAGCTAATTCCACGTGGTTTAGAAGCTTGTTTATGTTTTGCTCTTTTCATTTTCATTGCTCTTGCTTTCATTAAAGCAGGATCATTTATATCAACCTCTTGTACTTCTTTTTGATCATCTCCTAAATCTTTTAATAGTTCAATTGCTCTTCTCAATTTAGGGTTTTTAAAGATAGCTGGCTGCTCTTTATCGTCTACAGCATCAATATACTGTAAAATTGAAAGTGCCATAGTTTTAGCATTTTTAACATCATTGTTAATTTTTGTTAAAGCCGATGTCGGTAACTCTAATTCGTTATACTGGGTAACTGGTGGAACTTTAGATCTCTGTTTATCTTTAGGGTCACTTAGTCTAGCTCCTCTTTCTCTTGCGTCTTTACTCAATGTTCCTTTGACTAAATTACCTGATTTAGTAAAGTAGTGTCCTTTTGGAGCTCCTTTAGTTTCTTTTACTTTATCAGGATTAAGAGCTACTAATCTATCTGCTTCTTTATCTCTACCGCTTCTTCTTAAGTAGTCTATATAGTTCTGATCTTTTTCTTTAGGTCCATCATCTTGCTTATTTTTACCAAAATTATTTGCAAGCCAGTTTAGTGTTTTTTCTTCTGACCAATCCCAATGGTTCATTATATAGTCAACTAGCTCTTGCCCTTTAATTTCTCTTTCATTTCCTTCGCCTTCTTGCTTTAGTGCATTACCTGCTTTTTTAGCATCTTTATATGCATTAGAGTTTTTATGAGAAGATTTCTTTCCTGCTTTTTTCTTAGCATTTATATTAGCCCAAAGGCCTTCTTTTTTTACTGTTGCTTTTTTTGTATTTTTCACGACTGTTTTTCCTTTAGCTCCTGCTTTCTTTTTCTTAGCAGCAGTAGCGGCTCTTTGGCCTTTTGTTAAACTTTGTGCTTTTGCCTTTGGTAAACACCTGTCAGGGTTTTTTTTATTTTTAGATGTACCACAAGGGCCTGCTATTTTTCCAGAAGAAGAAATACGAACCCATTTTTCTTTTTTAAACCAATCCCTGAGAGATTCTAAAGTTAACTGATGTATCTGTTTATTGTTAATCATAGTGCCTTATGCATAAATATCATGTTGATAATTATTGTTGCTAGTATACCAAATACTACCCATAAGGCTTTATTTACTCCATCCTTCCATCTTTTCATTGATTCTATCTCTAACATCTTGTTATCAAATTCTTTTTGATTACCTTCAAGTTGTTTTCTAAATAGAGTATTTTGGTTAGTTTTAACGATTACACCGTCTTCAGGATTGAGTAGAGTATATTTAAGTTCAGACATATCTTCTTTCATATCCTTAACATCCTCAATTAGAGCTTTTAACTCTCCATTAGGCATATGTTTTTTGATATTTACTAACTCTTTTAGTACGCTTTCTAATATTTCTCTCTGTGTAGACATCGACTTGCTTTTATATAAATATATCTTTATAACTGCTTTCGTATTCTGTTAGTATAGTCTTTTAAGTCCTGTAGTATTTTCTTCTTAACTTTATTTGACATACCTCCCCAATCTTCTATATCTCCTGCTTCAGTAACAAATGAACTTTTATCATTAATTGAGTTTAAAACCCAGCTTTCTATATCACTAACAAATTCTTTAATATTACCGGTTATCATTTTTTTCTCATATTCTTCATATAATCCAGCTTTTCTTAAATCTGCTTCAAACTCTACAGTACAGGGGTCAAAACAAAAGCCATGAATCTTATACATTTTTTTAGCCATCCAGTGCTCTAAAGGTCCTCCACATTTTGGACAGCATAAAGGCATACGGAGTGCTTTTTTTGCAGCATCTAATTTGGTAATATTTTGCTTAATACCGTCTTTAATAGTCCACTGTTTACCTCCTTCTTCCCATAAGTCTCCTTCTTTATACTTCTTAGAAGTTTTACGGTAACCTGATTGTATTTTGGTTCCTGAGGTAAAATCTTTATTAACTATATTTCTAATTCTTTGAACATCACTTTCTTTGAAGTCTTTTTTTAAAAGTGTTTCTTTACTCATAACCTAGTGCTTTTAATTCTTTTATAACTGATGATGTATCTCCATCTTTACATCTAATTGCTATTCCTCCTTTAGCATTCCATTCATTTATATTAGATTTTTTATCATCTATTAGAATACTATTTTCATTAGCGTATCTTTGTTTATCTTTTGAGTATGCAAATATAACTTTTGGTTTAGGGTTAAGATTATTTTTTACCCATAAGTTTTTACCTAATCTAGACGTATTATCTCTAGATGGTGAAGTTAGTAAAGAGGGTCCGTATGGGCTAATAAAATTCCATAATTCACTACCTTGCGGCATCCACCCCATGCCTACCCAAAATCTAACTCCTATTTTTGAATCAATTAAATGCCAAAACTGTTCTATACCGTATTCTCTTTCGTAGTCTTTAGGAGACTTACCTGTAAAGTGTTCGAACCTTGATTCAAAATCAGTAAGTACTCCATCCATATCGCAGTATAATTTATATGGCGGTTTTTCTTTTTGTTCCGGTATTGGATATGCTTCTAATAACTCTACTATACTTTTACTCATTATTTATTTTTTACTGAATCTTCCCAGTTTCTGAATATAATATTACCTTCTAGGTAAGCTTCTTTTTCTAATTCTAATAGATCATCTGATTCATTAGTATTTGTAGTACTTATATTACCTAATCTACCTTCTATATTTTGCTTATGATGTACCATTTCGTGAGCAAAAGATCTCATTACATCTTTAGGGTGTCTTCCTTCTACATATAATACTATTTCATTTGTATTAGGATTATAGTAGGCAGTTCTACCAAAAAAGTCTGCTGCTTCTGTGGTGTCTCTTCTTATCTTTACTTCAGGTAAAGGTCTAATATTTAGTTTTTGATCTAACATATGCTCTAATAAAGAACCAAAAAACGGTGTATAGTCAAATCTATTTCCTAAATCTTCATCGTCTTTTACTGTGATTCTAATATGATCTTGATTAAATGTTATATGTAACTTATCATCTATATCTCTTAAGTTATTAAAAGTACTTACCAGATAAGATCTATCTTTAGATTTTAATATTGATCTAGGAGCTATTGGAGCTCCAGAATTACCTTCTGTTTTAAACGTTTCAGTTATAGTTTCTTCAATCTTTCTACTTAACTGTTCCGCAACTATACTTGATTTTAACATTTTAATTATATTTAATATATCTTCTCTACTAACTTCTTTAGGAAAAAAGTCTCTAATATCATCTAAATTCCCACTTAGAATAGCATTTCTAAAATTAGTAGCTCTAACTTGTTTAGAACTATCTGTTGTTACAGCTAGTCCGTCTACATTATCTCTATTTTTAAAAGTAGTAACTCTTTTTAAGTCTACTAAATCTTCATTACCTCTTAAACCAGTTATAGCATAAAAGCTATCTTCTGGTCTTTCTTTAGCATACTTACTTGAGGCATACATAGGATTTTTTTCTCCTAATACTACTTCTATATCACCTAAGTATTTCTTATAAATATTCCATATTCTTTCAGAATCTTCTGGTGTTATTCCGTTTCTAGTATTACCTCCTATAAAGATAATTACTTTATCTATAGGTTGTAGTTTATCTCCTTTACCCTGTAAAACTTCTTCTCCTGCATCTAAATAATTATCTATGTCATAAACTTTTCCTTTATGAGAATTAGACAGTAAGTCTTTTACTACATCGAAATGACCTCTATGAGGTGGTTTAAAAGCTCCAGGATATAATGCTATCATGCTAAAAACTGTTGAACATTTTTATCTATTTCCTGAGGGGTAGAATGTTTAAGTAGTTCTTGAAAAGTAGGACTAAATAACATATCTGCTATATTGTCTAAGACTTGTTCATTTCTATTATCATTCTTTTCTTTTCTTTCTCTATATTTTTTAACAGCATCTTTTAACTTATCTGCACCTGGTCCTACTCCATTACTTTTATATGCTTTTAAAAATGCTTGTTGTAAAGCTTTGGTTTCAGATCTACTTTTATAATCATAGTCTACTCCTACTATAGCTTTCTTAAACTCTTCTTCTTCCTGTTTAGACATTTCAACAGGTTTAAAAAATGTAGAACCCTGTATACCGTTTTCTTCATTATACCTCAACAAGTAATCTTTTATTCCTTGAGGTCCGTTTTTAGCTGCTGTATCGAATGCTTCAATTTCTTTTTCGTATTTACCTCCTCTATCATTAATAAAAATCGACATATTACCGTCAGTCATTTTATAATAATCTTTAATTAACTGGTATACATTTCTCCATGTTTGAAATACAGCTACTCCAGGTACCTTTCTTTTTCTTAAAAAGTTAGATATATAAGATATCATAGGATGAGTATATACCATAACCATGTATATATCATACCCTTTATCTTTAAGGCCTTGAACCTTTTTTGGGTTAGAAGCTGTAGTGTCCCAGACGAAGCTAGTTTTTGATGTTGCTAGATCCTCTGCCTCCTTGTCCGCTAGACGAGCTCCTGCCCCCAGATTGTTGTACGCTGGATGTTCCGGATCCTCTACGTACTTGTCCGGATTGACTTGAGGAAGGGAAGATAGTCCTAGTTGAGTTAGGAGGTACGATTTGCCCACCGCTGCTCCTCCAGCCATTATTATTACCTTCGGTCGTCCTGTTGCTTCTATTATTAAGTCCGTTAATTTTATCATTATTTAAACTATTAGGATTGTTATAAATTCTTACTGGTATTTCATCGTTACCGTTTCTAATTATTTTTACTATATCATCAAGATTATTATTATAATTTCTTGGTCTGTTTCTATTAACAATTATTTTATTTTCGATATTACTATTATCACCTCTTAGTATATTAGAATTAGTTCTACTACCTCTAGGTCCATTAATATAGGCTATATTTCTTTCTCCTCTTCTGCTTGAATTCCAAGCTACATTATAACCTGTGTTGTGCCAAGGACCTTGGTACCAGTTATTCCATGGAGTATATGGTCTATTCCAACCATAGTAACTCCAAGGTCTGTTCCAACTATAAAAACTATTCCAGTTATTATATGGATAACCAAATGCCCAATCAGTCCAGAAATGATTACTGTGAAAATAAACGTCAAATCTATTATAGGGTCTCCAAATTCCTTCTAACATTGGATTACTCCAATAAAAAGAATATGGTTGATTCATTGCATACTGTGCAAAATCCCATCTAAAACTAAAATCTGTTCTTAGTTTATATTTTAATTTAGAAAAAGAGTTTATAGTATCTATCTTTACTTCTGATGGTATTTCTAAAACTACTTCAGGTCCGTAAATTGGATCGTGGTTTAAAGTTGATAATCTATATGTTGAACAACTTGTAATTAACATACAAAGTCCTAAGACTAATAGTGCTCCGATAAATTTTCCTAATTTTTCTGGTCCCCTGTTCATATTTAAAGTTTTAAAGTTGTTGGGTAACAATTATAAATAGGTTCAACTGTAGGGTTTTCTAAAGAGTATAGTTTATATATCATTTTAAATAACTCAAAATTCTTTTCTATATCGTCTACAACCCTTACTTGCCAACCTTTACCTTGGTAAACTCCTTTCTTTTTAGAAGTTGATCTGGTATGTGCTTTTAACCAGATAATACCTGTTCTGTCTATCTTTATGTTTTTAGTTTCTTCTAGTGCTTTAGCATAAGCTGCTAGTTGTAAATCATAAGACTTATGTATACTATTAGAAGTTTTTAAATCTAATAACCACGTTTCACCATCCATTTCTACTACTAAATCGGCAGTACCTGCAAATTTATATTTATCAGAATATACAAAATCTTCTGCTGAGATAGGTTTTGGATTATGGGTAATCCAAAAATCATGAAATTTTAATATCATTTCCCATACTAGTTGAGAATATTTTGCATTACCATAATCGTCCATCCATGATACTTCTTCACCTCTTATTAATTTTTCTGCAGCTTCATGTACCTGGGTACCTTCTTTACCTGCTTTTCTCATAATCAGATCGGCGTTATGCCCAACGTCCTTCATCCATGTTTCGAAGAATTTAGCTTTGGGCATATACTGGAGTATTGTAGTTACGGACGGGTAATATACTCCTTCCGATCTTTTATAAACTCTCCTATCCAGAAAGTTTATTTGTTTTAACTTTGAGTCAAAATTTAATCTATTCTTACTATTTTCTTTAAGAATATTTGTTCCTTGCTTTATCATAAATCTAATTTGTGCATCATTAGAGTACTTAAGTCTAATTCTTTTGCTGTTTGTACAAGTTCTGTAAATTGTTTAAATCCCATGTCTGAGGGATCTTTATCAGTAAGTTTAACTAAAAATACTCTTTTACCTAAACTTAATAAGTGTTCGCTTATTTGTAATGCTTTAGTTTTAGCATCAGTGTCTAAAGCTATATAAATGTCTTTGTTAGTACTTGATATAAGTTTCTTTATTAATGTGTTAGATAGGCTCTTTCCCAGTATAGGAATAGCGTTTCGTTTAATAGCTATAGCATCAAATACTCCTTCACAAAGTATAATTGGTTGATCCCAGTTAATTAGGTTTTCAAAAAATATTATGTCTTTGGAAACTTCAGGATTCCTGTACTTGTGATAGGATCCCTCATGAGTTCTTGCAATAAAATAATTGAGGTTATTCGATTCAGAATAACTTGGGATAATAATTCGTCCTCCATATTCTCCAGCTGTGCAATACCCAACGTTGTATTTAATAAAATCATTGTCGCTAAATCCTCTCTCATATAGGTACCTTTTTATTTTATTTGCTATAATAGACGTATTAGTAGCGTTACATAGAGTTTTAAATTCTTTAGGAAGTCGAACTGATTCTACTTCTCTATATTCAGTTTCTGAGCTTTTAGGTACATATCTCAGTACTTCAGTGGCTTGGTCTCTAGGTATTTTTAATTGGTAAAGTAGAGACTTAATAGTTCTACCTCTAGTTTGACATACCCAGCATTCCCAAGGATTCTGTCCTTTTTCGTTAGTTCTAAAGTTTATTTCTAGTTTAGGTTTGTGATGATTACAAAAAGGGCAGTTGAAAGCATGGTTCTCTCTAGCTCTTTTATAACTCTTACCTAAAATATTTTCTATACTACCTAGAAGAAAAGTGTAGTCCATATAGTTCGTCCATAACTTAATATATAATATAAGAAATTACTTTCGAAAGAACAACTTATTAGTTAACTATTTTTCCAATAGCTTCTTTAACTATACCACTTAATACTTCTTTTTTATCTATATCTAGATAATCATTAAGTTTTTCAGCAATAGTTTCAGAAAGAGTATTAACATCCTCTTCAGACATTACTAACTCTTTTTTAGTTACTACTTTATTGTTTTCTAATATGACTTTTGATAGTTTCATAATCGTTAATCTAATGGACCATAATCACCTCGAGACATTGCTTGTCCGAATTCTCGAGACTCTTT